AAAACTAATGGACACTAGCAAATATAAATCTGTAGCCACAAAGATGGATACATACAACAAGGCAAAGATTATTGCCAGTCATTCTCATCGATCTATTGGAGCTGTTATCTCCATGTTGGTTGATGAAGAGTGGAAGAAACAAAAACCAGTAGTAAAAAAAGAACTACAAAAGGATGCAGCATGATTAATAAAGACAAAGATAGATATGATAGAATTCATATCACTAAAGACTATGACATGTTTAACAGATTTGTTGGTAATAGATATGTTACTTCTCCAAAAGGAGAGAGACGAGTTAAACAATTAATGGAAAGCTTCAAAGAAAAGTACCTGCCTATTCCTATTCTTGTTAACAAACAAGGTAAGATAATAGATGGACACAATAGACTAGAAGCACTTCGAAGATTAAAAATGCCTGTCAGATATATTATTAGTAAGATAGAAGCTGACGCTAAAGATATTCAACGAATAAATAATGTAAACAATAAGTGGGACACAGAAGATTATCTTGCTTCAAATCTTGATATTGAAAAAGATTTATATCCAGATAATTTTCACACAAAACCCTATCACATGTTTTTATTATTCAAAAAGAAATATAAATTTGCACACAGAAATAATCTCATGATGTTGATGGGTATAAATTATAGTAACAAAGAAGTTGAAGATGATTTTAAACATGGTGGCTTTACAATTAAAAGTTGGGAAAAAGCTATATCTGCAGCAGATTATATAAATAGTTTCAGAGATCTTATTCCTCATATAAATTATAGAGAAAGAGCTTTTGTAACTGCTTTTTTACAAGTGATGAATCATCATAAATTCAACAGAAAAAGATGGATAGAAAAGTTATCTCAAAACTCTAGACGCCTGGTATCTTGTCAACGAACCTCGGAGTATAAAGAAGTTATCTTGGAGATCTATAATTATAAATGTACTAAAACGTATAGAATTGTAATTAAAGATGCCGCGTAAGATAAACTTATTAGAGCGACTAACAGATGAGCTGCTACGACTTAGAAGTAAAGTGATGCGTGACCCACGGACCAAGGCCGAGTTCCTGGTTCGTGTCCGCTATCACAGGGTTGAGGATATCATTCGTAAAAGGTATGGTAATATATTTCTATTGGCTGTATTAAATGGAACAGAAGAAATATATACCAATGGAGTGAAACATGATCTGCCACAATTGCAAAGGAAATGGATACATACAACTAAGGTTCGAGGGTGAAGAAGCGATCGAACAATGCAAAGTTTGTAACTCGTCGGGCGAAGTTAAGGATGAAGAACATTACCACCAGTATTGGGACGACGGCGGAGGTAATCCTACCTTCTACTACGGTCCGCCACTTGACGTACAAGGAGATGAAAGCTTTAAAAACTACAAAATTTATCACAAGTAATCCTGCAATAAAGTTTGACGGAGAGCCTCCGTTTTGATACCATGCGGCCTAACATTAAAGGCTGCATATGAGTATTAAATTGCCTGATAGTCCTGTGAGTAGAATCTCCAGGTGTTTTAAATGTCATCATCTGTCTGTTGAGTTTTGGAATCCGAAGTATAACCGAAGCTACACAGTGGAGGAATGGTTGACTATTTGTGAAGAAGGAAGAGATTCACTGCGCAAGATCCTCGGACCTATTACAGAAGATCCGAAGTGGTTTTTTGATTAAAGATCCACGGCCCTTGGGCCTTGTTACTTTTTATTAATTTGTTCATCAATCATTTTTCCCAGAACAAATACCATGAATCCAATGAAAACCAGGGCTAAGAGTATTAGCCCTAGTAAAATATTAGTTATCATTATTTTCTCCATAACAAGAAGAGCAATATTTGTTACCCTCTTCATCTACCTCATACTCCTCAAATGTATCATCTGAATTTTCAAACTGAATTTTTTTATCACAAGCAAGGCAATTGTATATTTGCTCTGCTTCTCTTGTTTTACTCATTATGCCCTCCAATAGTAAGTATCACCGTCAAAATCTGTTTGACTATAATCCATTTCAACTGCGTCTGCCCAACCTTGCCAATCGATGTGAAAGGATAGAGGATTGTTATCGTCTTGACGATCCATATAACCACAATCATAAGCCAAATCTTCACAGTATTGAACCCAATAATTTTCACGAATAAATGTTACACCCATCTCAAAGTTATCCTTGCCTACTTCTTCTTTAAGATCATCTATCATTTCAATTCTTTCTCTATCGTAATCGTCTTCTTCGTCCAATGTTTTTAGTTCATCTAACAAATCTCGACTATCTAATATATCACTCATGATTCCTCCAATATTTTCTTTATGTGATCTCTCAATGGTTCAGCAGTAGTGCTTGTAACTTCAACCACTTCTGAAGAATCTGGGTCAACGGACATAGCGATGTCCGTTGCTTCTTCTTTGTTGATTGCGTTAACAATCCAAGTATCTTCTTTGATGTAGCGCTCAGTTACCTTGAAAGTTTTTAATCCTTCTTCTTCTTTCAAGCGATCTGCAGCTTCTTCCATGGCTCTTTCTTGCTGGTCCATGACCCATGAATCAAACTTACTCATGATCTCTCCCTCATTGAAATAGTTATATCAATATCTCTAGTGGCATACTCACCATTGACAGCTTCATTATATTCTTGAAGTAAATGAACCAATTTTTTTATGTCAATATCATTTCCTTTTATTGACCCTATCAATTGATTCTTTTTTTCTTTACCTTTAGACCAGGTGCTACCCCAGTTTTCAATATTATATTTATCAATATACATAGTCACTCTCCTTTTTTATATGCTAATTATCCCATATAAATATTAATGTCAAATGAAAAACAACCCCCTCCAATGAAGAATGAAAACATCGAGAGGGGGAAAGGGAGTGAATATATAAAACAAAAGATATACAGTAGTATATTATTTCTCACAAGATATTTATAATTAACATTACAAATACTTCATGTTGCGATGTTGCGCGTTGCGATAGTATAGAATATATATATATTACAATAACTTAATCTAATTTTTACCGCAACATCACCGCAACATCTGTGATAACCCATGTTGCGACACAATCGTTGTTTTCTGCCAAAAAAGTGTTAAAGTGTGTTTATGAATTTAGAAGAATTAAGAGACAGACTAACACCAAAACAAATCAAATTTTGTGTTATGTTTGTTCAAGAAGGTGATACCAAGACAGCAACAGAATGTGCGATCGCGGCTGGATACTCAGAAAAAAGAGCTAAACAAGAGGCTTCTGAGCTTCGCAGACATCCTGGTTGCGCTGAGTACATACGAGAGTTGCGAAATCAAGAAGAAAAGAAATATGAAATTAATCTTCATAAGCATTTGAAAAGACTAGATCAATTGAGTAGAGGTGCAGAAGAAAAGGGTAATTGGAACGCAGCAGTTACGGCCGAGAAATCAAGAGGTCAGGTTGGAGGTTTATATATCGATCGAAAAGAAATAATGCACGGCAGTATTGATCAATTGAATAGAGAAGAAGTTGATAAATTATTAAAGGATATGGACAAGAAACTATCTATTGAAGGGAGTTTTGAAGAAATAGATGACAACAAAACCCGAGACAAGATTTTGGAAAAGGATTAAAGATAAGTTTACAAAAGTTACCCTAACTAGAATTGAAGCTGTCACTCCGTTAGGATTGCCTGATATACTTGCCGTTTATAAGGTCACAGATGAGCAACGAGGACAGTTTTGGATAGAGCTGAAGGTGACTAGGGGTAATTCAATTGGCCTATCTCCTGCTCAAATATCATGGCATATGAGCCATAATACGAACGGTGGTTGTTCATTTATCATGGCTACCCCCCTCGGACGAGGAGGCATTGCAATTTATTCTGGATCTTGTGCCTTGCGACTTGCAAAAGAAGGCTTGAGCCTTGAACCCTGTGCCTTGTTCCCTGAACCTTGTGACTTTTTAAAGCTTGAGACCTGGCTCATCGACCATGTGACTTAGGTGAGTGGGGAGTGTGTATATTAGTCATCCGCGTAATGACCGCAACTCCTGGCCCACTCAATTAAATCAGGTCGCCAATTGGCGACCAAGATCTTTATTTATCTGTAAATACAACGTCGAACCCCCAATGAGTTTCCAAGTACCAGTCTTGGGGGTTGTTCATCATGTCGTATGATTTAGGGTGAGAGCTTAAAGAATAACCAACTCCCCAATCATGTGGCCCAGCTTCATACGTAACCATGATCGCTTTACTTTCTCTTCCCTCCCTTTCTTCGTCAGTATGCGTGTACTCGCTTGGATAGGGTGCAGGTTTTGAAACTTCCCAAGCTGGATCGTGGCCGACAGCTCGAGCCTGTTTGCAAAGTGCTTGGTATAACTGTTCGGAAGCTTCTTCTTTGCTGATCTTCTTCTTAGTGAAGTCAGGCAAGTATTTATTAATTAATGTATCTAACATATATTTACTCCTTTAATATTATATAAGATAAATCTCATACAATGTCAACCCAAAAATCGCATCTTCCAGACATTTGTTTTTTTGCAATTGCTTGTGCCTTGCGACCTTTGGGTCTTGTGCCTAGGTGGGGGTCGTTAATGAATCAATTCGCTCGTCCCACCCTTGTGCCTTACAGCTATAATTCGGCTTGGCCAGTCGGACATATAACTGCTTGAGCCTTGCGGCTTAATCAAGCTGCTGGGTGCACACTAGAACTTAATCGTTTTAACAGCAGCTTGAATAAACCAGGCAAGGATCACCCAAAAGGGTGATCCTTTAGGAGTGATTATTCGTACAAATTTAGCACGAACTTAGAGTATGGTGGTGAATACTCATTATGGAAAGTTACAGAATCAATTGCAAAAAAGCCATCGCCTCCAAAACTTTCCAATTTACAAGCAATCCCATCGTGCCCTAATTCATATTTCATGTTGCCTTTATGATTACAAATATCTTCGTAAGAATAAAGCTTCATGAATTTTTCTAAGTAGCATGGGTCAATGATAAGGAGTTGACCAGAGTCAACTCCTACATCTCCATAGTGTTTAATTAGTGGTTTCTTCAATTTCATAATCCACCCCCTTTTCAATTATTGTTTCTTCTTCTGCTCCATCTTCGTGAACACAATCCCAAGATATTTCTACATCTTTAAGAATTGTTTTCTTCATTCGAAGTAGTGCTAAAGCAATTTCACGAGGACAATCCCAAGCCGTATTGAATTGGTAAGATAAAATTTTATCTGTGTTATCTACTATTTGAGTATCGACAGAATTCCACTTCGTCCCCCAATTTTCAATACTCCAATCATACCAATTATTCTTTCCATATTTTTCTCGTTCTTCTTGTCCGAGATTGCCTTGAAAAATATTCTTTGGCATTGGAATAATATTATTAAAATCAAATTCATTTTCATTTGACTTCAACATAGTCTTTAGTGTTTCAAGTTGTTTTTCATTACCCTCAAACACTACAGTATTATAAGTCCAGTTAGGCATAATTCACTCCTTTGTTGTGAGGTTGTTTTGAGCATGGATAAAAAATTATCGGCTTTGAAAAGTACAACCTCATAAACTCTATTGACGTATAAAATTTTATGGGATATATGTCAATAGTATAATTTAAAAAAAGGAGAATGATTATGGAAAAGACTACAATGACAGGAGGGACTTACCTCCAAGGATATGTGAAAGCAACATATGAACAGCTACTAAAAGCATTCGGCTCACCTCACATGGATCAATGTGATAACTATAAAACAGATGTTGAGTGGGCTTTTAAATTTGCTGATGGTACAGTTGCTACCATTTATAATTGGAAGAATGGTAAAAACTATTTAGGTGAGGAGGGTTTAGAACTCAATGACATTGATGAATGGAATGTTGGAGGGTTTAGCCAGAAGGCAGTTGCTAGAGTTATAGACGCTATTGAAGATTAAATTAAGGGGGCAATGCCCCCTTTTCTATTTCTTGAGCCTTGCGACCTTGCGCATTAAATCATTAATTTTATCTATCCATATTCTTTCAAGCCATGCGTCTTCGCCTCCACCTGCTATTTGAGTTCTCTTAAGCTGGTCTTCTAGTATTTGAATTTTTTCCAGGAGTATTTGTTCCATAATTATCCTTTCGTTAATAAAGCTGCAGCTCAAAGCTGCAGCCAATAAGTTTATCATAAGTAGTGTGGAAATATTAAGCCTAGTATAAATATTACCAGGAAAATCGTAAACCATA